TCTCAGTATTACCAGTAACCATTCCACCTACATAATCTTCTACCTGTTCTTGAGTAAGCGTTGCAGTTATATATCCAGCACCATTTGTAATCGCATTATTATTTAAGGAAATATTTGCTGTGCCATCAAAACTAACTCCAGCTATAGTTCGAGAAGTCTCTAATGCAGTAGCAGTCGCAGCATTACCAGTACAAGAGCCAGATGATCCAGAAGTATTTCCAGTTACATTACCTGTAAGATTTCCTGTGACATTACCTGTAAGATCCCCTGTAACATCACCAGTTAAGTCACCAACAAAACTTGTAGCAGTTAACGCCCCAGATGATGAGTTAAAGGTAAGATTTGTTCCTGTCTTTGGTGGTAAATTACCTGTTGCAGCAGTTGTAAATAAGACATTACAAGTAGTATCAGATGACTCATCAGCAACAGTTACATTAGTGGCTATAGCAGATGTTCCTGTAAAATTAGTCGCAGATAAAACCTGTGTACCAGCTACTTTTAATACTTTTCCAGAAGTAAGATCAATATGTTCAGAACTTGTCCAAGCATCTGTAGAATCAACCCAATTCCAAGTCTTATCTCCATCAGTAGAATCAATAGTAATACCAGCACCATCTACAGCAGCATCATTCCCATTTCCTTTTGCAATTTCAATATTTTTATCTTTTACAGTTAAAGTCGTGCTATCTATGGTTGTTGTCGTTCCAGCAACAGTTAAATCCCCTGGAATTGTTACTAAACCAGCAGAACTAATAGTTAAGCGACCAACTCCTCCTGTACTAAGAGTTAAAGTATCCGATCCACCACTAATTCCTGAATTTGTATCAGAACTAAAACTAAAAGCAGGAGCAGAAGCACTTCCGTCAGGTGCTTTGCTTAATAAATTTGCATAAGTAATCTTTTTATTTTTATCAGCACCAGTTCCACTTTGGTCAATTATTGGCAGCGTATCTGTACTGGCTGGTGCAGTTAAAGCTGTAAATTCTGATATTTTGCGATTTGTCATAATTTAAAACTTAATTACATACATTAAAGCAGAGTTTTTAACACGAACCTCAGTTCCACCATCATTAGCGTTAGAAACACTAATACCAGTTGTGTCAGATGAAGTTCTACCTACCTCTGGTTCACTTGATTGAGCAACTATATTATATGCTTCATTTTTGTTACCAGCCCCAGTACCAGATGAAGGATAGTTACTACTACTTAAGTTACTATTGTATTGACGTTCTCCAGCATTTCCTGACCTAAATGAATGATGATAATGGCCTGTGTCTGTAATGCTTGCTGTGTGATTGTGTGATTTATTTTGGTCCGATTGACTAGAAGCAAATGATCTTCCATCATCTCCAGTTCCAGTTTTATTATTAGCCCAACCTCTTACAAATTGACCTCTAAGATCAGGAAGATTAAAAGTAGAAGAACCATCTCCAGATCCCCATGTTGTTGCAATCGTGGCAAATAAAGTAGCATACGTTGATCTACTTACAGCAGCACCATTACATTCTAGAAATCCAGAAGGAACAGTAGTCGTAGCTAAATTAAAAACAGAACCGACAGGAACACCATTAGCAAGTTCTCCCCAAGCTGATCCATCATAACCTTCAAAACCAGCAGTAGTAGAGTTAAACCTTATATCTCCAGTAGCTCCTGTTGGTCTTTGTGCTGTAGTTCCTGCTGGTAACTGTAATGACCCAGTACCAGACATAACAATATCTCCAGCAGATGTAACCGTTCCAGAAAATGTAGGTGATGCCTTAGTTGCCAATCCTAAATTGCTGGCATCTGTTAAATCTCCTAAAGTTAACCAACCATTATTAGCAGCATTTCTAATTTTTAATAAATTATTTGAAGTATCAGCCCAAATTTTATAAGCAACAGTCGTAGAAGGAGCAGAAGATCCACTATTAGATGATTGAATATCACCTAAACAGAGATTTAAGTCTGCTCTAAAAGTCGCTCCTACTGCATTTCCTATATCAAAATCATGTGTATTACTCATTTATGTAACCTCCTTCCCGAAACCTGACGCTGCCCATACAAAGGATCTAGCAACTGCTGAACTTCCATTTTTAAATGTGACTTTAAAACCTGTCCTACTTATATTAGCAAGTTCAAAGAAATCCCCTGATTGTTGAGTTGTTGGAGTCACTACTACTTGAGGTGTATTTTTAAATGGGTTTGTGAAAGATACAGTATATTGTGATGATCCAGTAGTAACTGGAGTTGAAATACTTTCTGTTCTTCCTTGTAATTCTAGTGTAGCTCCTAACTCACTTATCGCTATATTTTGGTTAGTGTCACCACTTGTTAATATTGCTTTAAACTGGAAGGCTCTACCTGTAATTAATACATTACTAAATTCTTTATAAGCACTCCAAGTAGGAGAACCAGAAGGATCATCATTAGTAGCCCGTACATAAACAGCAGCATTACATTTTGCAGCTTCAGTTGTTCCACCAACAGCATCAATATATCCCCAACTATCAATCAAATCTGTTCTGTCATCAAACAAACTGTTTAAGATAAAACTACTTGCTTTTAAGGTTTTTCTTAAATTAACGTCATATGGCTGCGTTAGGTCTACAGAATTAGCAAAAGAATATTCCCCAGAAGTTTCTGTCGCATTACTTGTAACTACTAATTTCAAAGCATCTAATGTTGAATCATAAACTGTATCTGATTTTGACCCTGTAAAGTTAGCAGTATGCTCATCAATAGTTCCAACAACAAGTCTTTCAGAAGGTGCTGGTAACGTAGTTGTTATTCTTGTATTATTCCAATCTGAATCTTGTGATCCAGGAGAAGGTGATTGTCTACCTCCATCATCTTCAAATTTGATTAAATAAGTTCCTTCAAGTAATGGGACTATTTTCTGTGTTTGGCTACCTGCTGCTGCAACCACAATTTCTTGTGCATCTTGCCATTTCGCTCCTGTAGTCAAAGAAGAATGTCTGATAAGAGTTTTACCTCCTAGCAACACATCAAGTTCTGTAGCACGATTCCAACTTAATATTGCACTAGACTCATCTATAGGAAGTAAAGTTACACCACTAACATTAGTTGGAAGAGCAGTTTTACCAACAGCAACAAAAGGATCTAAAGCATTAGGTAAAGTTGATCTAAGACCTGACGAACTAACGCTGTAAACCTCAATTGTATAATCACCAGCAATAGTATCTAAAATCTCATAACTTTTAGCACCTTCTACAGTTCTAGATACATAGTTACCTTGCTCATATCTCCATCTGACATAGACATTATCAGTAGCAGTAGTCCAACTGACAATAATCTTTACTCTTGCAATTCCTGTGTTTTCATAAATAACTTCTTCTGCTGTTACACCTGTAGGAGAAGATGGAGCAACATCTAAATTAGTAATATCTCTAGCAGTAAGAGCAATACCACTCTCTATATGATTATATTTTCCTGAGTTATATTGACCTGCGGTAACTACATAATTTGATCTATCTTCTTCAGTAACAGTTAAAACTCTCCAAGTAGAAGTCAAGATATCATTCGTCTGATAGACCCAAACACTATTAACATTAGGAGCACTTGAAAAGTGTTGCCCTAGATTAACTACACTCCCTACTATTGAAGTAACTGTCTTATTTTCAACACTCCCATCAGATAAAACAGCAGATAAAGTAGCTCCTATTTTATAAGTTAAATCTGTTGTATCATCTACTGTCACGGAATTTGTGGTAGCAGCCTGAATACGACCTCCTCTACGCTCTCCACTTCTTACAGGGTCAGCTATTTCAATAATCTGTCCAGGTCTAACAATAACCCCTGCATCTATCGAAGTCGCAAAAGTGACCACTTCACGCTCTACGTTTTCCATATAAAGCAACCATTTAGCAAGACGATTTGCCTGTCCTCTACTGGTACAAGCAAAAGCATTTATATTTTTAATAACTGTTCCATAACGAGTTTGGTTTGCAGTATCAATGACTTCCTCATAATTTATATCTCGTAAATCTAAATCTAAATACTTAGCAACTACTACTGTAGGCCTAGTTTTTTGACTTGTATTTTGATAAGTGAACCCAGGAGGTAAAATATTAGCAAGAGTAAACAAATAACTAGAATCTTTTGGAGCGTCTTGAGTGATAGTTAAGCTGCCAGCTTGATAATATGGCATAGCCCTAAATACAGAACACATCTGATTTATTACGTCATAAGCTTCCTGTTGGCTTTGAATTGATACATTACAACTAAATCTAGGTTCTGTATTACCTGTACCTGTTCCATCGTCTACCTGTGCAGAACAATAAAGAGATGCTTGATAAAAACTAAACTTATCTAAGTCAGCCTCCGCAAGATGAGCACCTAATCCATATCTAGAAGATGTTAAAAGGTCATATAAACACCAAGCAGGATCATTTGTATATTGTGCAGCACCTAATGTGCCATTAAACGTGCCAGTATAAGATAAACTTCCATCTGCCCTTACTGTTGCATTATGAGGAATCTTTACTTTTATCCCTTTAATTAAATACTTCCTTGTAGGAATAGAACTAAATTGTTCTGCATCAACCCTCAATCCAACTAACGCACTATTAGGATATGTCCTTTGGTCATACTTTATCTCTACATAATTATTAAATTGAATCTCATTAACTAATTTACTTGAGCTACTATCGGCAGTAATTCTAGTAACTTTTATATTGACAGGAAACGCACCATCTAAATTAATTAGATAATCTCTTAGGTAGACATCAGGAGTTCTACCTGTAATTGTCCCTGCATTACCAGAAACAACAGTAGAATATGATCCTCCAGAATATTGGACAGCAATTTCTAATTGAACTTCCGTACCAAAAATATCTCCCTTATCACTAATACTTTGTAAGGCTGGAACAGTAATCGTTACTGATACTGCGTCAACATCCGAATCCGTAATCTGTATAACCTTTGGGTTTGATTGAGGAACAGTAGAAAAACCTGTCGGTTTCGTTGTTGTAACATTCCTAGTTACAGGAATTACTGTTTGATTAGATGTTCCAGTTCTTACTTCATAACTAACATCTTTAAAATTGAAAGTACCATCCGCAGCTTGTAATGGTGTGTTGTTTAAAAATATAGATTTTGCACCATCTACTAATCCACCTATTTCTCCCTCTCCAATAAGATCAAGAACTCTAGCAAAACTTTTAGAATCTAAATTATCTTTAGCTTCAGTAGGCGTTTTATTACCTCCACCTCCACCTTTTCCACCTCCACCTGATCCAATAATCTTACTCATACTTCCACCTGCTCATTATCAATAGCAGCCGATACTACAACTGAGCCAGTTAACGTAGTGCCATATATTACAGGAACGGCTACACCAGCACGGCTTGTATTTTGTATTCCACTAAAATTAAAAGATAAACGAGGATCTTGTTCTTGTGTTGAAATTTTAGGAACAGGAGTCAACATATCACTAACACCACTTAAAACCAAAGCACCACCTAAAGCAACACTAGCTTTTGTTAAAGCTCCTGTAAATCCTGTTAGATTAGCAAACCCAAAACCTTCTTTACCGAAATTAATAGCAATATTAGGATTTATCAAGAAAGCACCTCCTATTAAAGCTACTCCCAGTAATATCTTTCCAAATCCTCTCCCTGCACCTCCAACGACAGGGATAATTTTTATATCTTCTTGTCCATTAGGATAATGCAATTCATCTTTCCCTATTTCCCAATCGCCAACTGCAACTTTATAATACCTGTCGGCCATATGTCTTTCTAACTGAGGAAAATTTACAACTAAAAATCTGATAGCCTGTGCAGCACTACTTACTTCAGCTTCAAAAGTCTTTTGGCCTAGGAACTTTCCTAATTCTCCGTACAGCTTAATTTTACGCAGCATAACGAATCCTCTTACCTGTACATTTTAGCAACCATTCGTCTAATAAATCACGACTTGATAATCTATGTTCTAAATGGTGTAAAACAGTTTGTTCTCCTAAGTAAACACCAATATGATTTAATCCGCTACTACAAATTGACATTAATAATAAATCACCTTTTTCTAAATCTTCTTCTTCCGTTAATTCTCTAAATCCTGTTTTTGCAAAACAACTTGCAAACATTGGATTTTTTATAAAATCGTCTGGATCGTTTGGTCTGATCCAATCTATAAGCTCTATTCCTAATTCTTGTCTATACCAATCTCTACATAAACTCCAACAATCAGTTACACCCCAAACCCATTGCCTACCAATTAAAGGTGCTTCATATCCACAAGGTTCGCAATAACCCCATTGTTTAAGATTAGGTTGAACAATCCACCATTTTATTCCAGACTTTTCACAAGCAATCTTATCAGCTTCACTAGGTTGAGGACTTGTTACTGGATGACTATGAACAACAGCAGTTATTTCTCCTTGATCTTCTGCTTTAGCCCAATCTATAGGATCTAAAATGAACTGATCTTCAGGATTTACAGCTAAATTATTACAAGGAATATACTTTTCTTTACCTTTTACAATAACCAAAAGACCACACGATTCTCTAGGATCTTCTTGTATTGCATGTTTAAGTGCTTTATTTTTCCACATTATGAATAAAATGATCCAACACCAGGGAAATCAGCAGGTAAAACCTGTCGTTTTGGCAATCTTACTCCTTGAAGATCAAAACTTGCAGCAAGTTCAAATTCAATAATATTTCTATTTTCTGTTGATTTTCGATCAATATAATACACCTCATTAGGAAATGTAGCAGTAGGATCAGGTGTCCCATGAGGATTGTCACTTAATTCTTGACTGATTAAACTACCATCTTCCTCTAGTATCGCACTTCCATCTTCTGACAAAATATCTCCAATATCAAAATTTATATGATCTATATATCTTTCTAAAGTTCTAATCCTTGTAACTTTTGCTCCTTCTAATCCTTGAGGTAAAGTCAAAAGTATTGTTGTAAAAGTTCCTAAAATATTAGAAATTTTTAATGTAGGTCTAGGAAGCTGTTTACCATTAAATTCAAACCCATCAGCTTCAATAGGCATCCTTGTATATTCAACATTATCAAAAATAAGATTGCCATTATTATTTTCACTTACTCCATTATGAAAATAATAGGTTGTATTTGCACCATGAATTGTACTATCTAGCTGTAGTTGAAAAAGCTCAACAATATTACTAGGATTTATCTTCTGTAGTTCTGATACAGGAGTAGCCATTATGGTTCAAATACTTGTTGGAATGTCATAGACAAACTAGCTCTATTTAAAAAAGGTATTCTTTTTGTCCAACCCAGACATATCCATTTATAAGCAGTAGAACTGCCAGGAGGAGTCCAATCAAAAGATGCACAATCATCTGCTCTGGCTTGGAGAAATGTTTCTATAGTATCTGAATCTGTCTCTGAAACATCGAAAGTTAAACCCCAAATAGCAGGTCTTGTATTCAACCCAAATTTAATTCGGTGTTGGTAACCATCATTAAACTCTGTAGTGCGTATGGCAGGGTTAGTTGTTTTTTGTGATCCATAACTCGGTTTGATCGAGGGGAAAGTAGCCATTATGTTAATAATCCTCCAGGCCTTCTTTGTTTGATTAATTCTGATTGTATCGCTGCTGAAAGCATTTGTCCTAACTCCCGACCTTTCTGCTCATCACCTTCAACAGAAGAACCAGAAGCATCTACATTTATTGCAATATTTGTTGAGCCAAGAGCATGATTAGGAATTATAGTTCCTGCCCTATCAGGCATAAATAATTCTGGGCCTTTTTCTCCTACAACAGAAGGTTTACCGACAGGAGGTCTACCTCCATTTGCAAAACCTCCGTACTGAGAAGTATCAAATCCTCCTCCATAGTCAGAAGTATCAAAACTACTTCCAAGACTTAATCCAGCAGCCGATGGTGGTTTTACAGATTCCGTGACCGTTTTTGTAGGGCCAGATGAAAATATACCGCCTATTAAAGCATTAACACCAAATCTAATTAATGCTCTTGAAAGTTCACGGAATACACTACTAGCTACTTGACCAAGAGTTTTTGTGCCATCTATTGCAGCCTGTATTGCATTGACCAATCCATCTTCTATTGTTTGCCCAAGGGTCTTATATAAATCTCTCAATTTTTTTACTGCTTCTTCTTGTTTTTCTAATGCTGCTAACGATCTAATTGCATTTTCTAATCGTTCATAATCTTCTTTATCTGTATCTTTATCAATCTTTAATCTACGAGCAGCTTCAGCAATTTTTTCTTGAATAGCAGCTTCTTTATCCCCTAATTCAATTCGTCTAAGAATTGCTTGTTCTTGTGTTTGTAAATCACGAATATAACCATTAAACTGTTTGCGTAATTCTTGAGTTGAATTATTCATATTATCTACATACTCATCTATTTTCTCTAATAATTCTGCTGCTCCAGGTATAACTCTAATTAATCTAATAGCTTCTTTACTAAGCCAACCAACAAACGATAGGATTTTATTAACTACCCAGAAAATGCCATTTACTAAACGTAAAATTAACGTCAAAGCTGCCACAAAGGGAACAGAAAGTATTCCTAATGTTGATGAAATAATAGTTGTAAAGTTTTTCCATTCTCTTCCTAATAACCCAAGTAGATCAGCTATATCTTCATTAGTGCCTTTTACAGTTCCAGTTTGATTAGCAACTTCTTGAGAAATCAATTCCTGTGCTTGTGATTCTTTATTCATCATTCTTAGATTTTCTACTGCATCCTCTAATTGTGAGTTAACTCTTATTCCTGATTCTTCTAAAGCATCTAAATTAACGTGTTTAGTTGCATCACCAATAGCATGAACTTTTTGTAAATTCTGTTCAAGAATAGTACCTAAAGCACTACCTAATATTTGTCCTCCGAATTGCATCCCAGCAGGAGCTAACATAGAACCTAATAAACTACCACCAACTGCTCCTGCACCACCGCCAAATAACAAAGGGAAACCTGCCCCAAGCATATTGCCTTGCATTTGTTGTGCTCTTGCACCTAATCTACGACCACGACCACCACGGCCACCAATTCCTCTTTCTAATCTCTTTCTTTTCCTTATATTTTTTAAAACACGATTAAATCTTGCCTCTTCAATTTTTTGCTGTTTTTTTAATTCATTTGTAACTGTTTTTTCATCCTTTACTTTTTCTTTAGAACCTGTTTTCTTTGCTTTTGTTTTTCCACTAGCAGTATCTAATGCTTTCTGCATCTCAGCATTAATTTTTAACTGTTTACCAATAGCCTTACTTATATCTAAGAAATCTTTTGAATTAACTTCAGCCAATTCAAGCATTTTATTAAGCAAGCCCATTGCCTTTTTCCCTGCAAGAATTGTCTTGGGAAATTCTCTTATTTCTTTTAATCTACCTTGAACACTTCCAACTGTTGCTTGCATCGTACCAGCTTGACCTGTAGCTTTAGCTGTAGCAACTGCTTCCATTCTTATTTGCTTAAAATTACCAGCAATAAGAGCACTAGCCATATTCATTCTTTCGGTTGCATCAGAAGTAGCTTCAAATGCCTTGCTTACAGCACCTACTTCATCTCTAACTTCTGCAATAGAATTGCCAAAAGCCCTAACAGCACCAACACTAAATGTCTTTTGTGTAAGCTCACGACCTCTCTCTATTTGTGCATTTAATTTCTCTATTGCCCTCTGTGCAGGGTCAGTTTTTATATTAAATTTTAATTTACTTATATTTCCTAATGTCTGTTCAAATCTTTTTGCAAGAGCTAAAGCCTGTTTTATATTTTTTTCACCACGACTCGTATTTATAACAAGATCAATCGTTTTAACCGCCATTTCGACCTAGTTAGACAAACTTATATTTTATTCTACCGTTTTTTATGTAAAAAACCTTACTTACTACGAACTTTATTCATTTCTCTTTCTTGTTCTTCATTTTTCATTTTATGATATGCAGCCCAACCTATCATCTCTTCAAGAGTCATAGAATCACATAATTCACTAACCGTCTTTTTTAATTCGTTAGCAAGTGAATATATAAACATCCAATCGCCATTAGCTTTTCAAATCGGCTTCTGCCTCTTCAACCCCCTTAGTTGCACCAGCTTCTAACATGGCTAACTGGATTTCTTGTAAAACAGAAGCAGCAACTTCTCTTCTCAAAGATGCTTTATCTCCATCAGCAAATAATCTCTTTTCATTTTTATCTAATGCTTTTTCAATCATTAGTTGTAAAGCGAAATCATTTGCATCTTCAATTCCACCACTTTTTTTCTGAATCATTTCACGTTCAGCAATAGTTAATGGATGCCAATAGATAGTGAGAATAACTTCATCATTGTCCTTAATATCATATTTGTATAGCTGGCCTACACCAAATTTGTTCTTAAGGAGATCAACTGCTCTAGTCATGTTATTGTATAGCTACTAGAAGTATATCAGCTATTAGCGAAAAACGCACAAGATACAATTCCTAAGAAATGTGAACGATCTTCCAACTCAACAGGAATTGGGCCAGTAATCTCACCAACTCTAGGAGAACAAGAGAAAGGATCTGAATAGTTAGAAGCAT